CTAAACCTCATTAACGCCAAGGTCGTGCAGTCCACAAGGTCATCATGCGCCCCTTGAGGGAACGCCGCGCATTGTTCAACCAACTCTTCAGCCCATCTAGTTGCTGGATGCCATACAATACCGTTGGCAAAGATGTCAGTGATAGAATTAACCCTCGACATTTTATCTTGACCGCGACTCGGAGTGTAATCAGTAACAGGAATACCTGATGCCCTAAGTTCCTGTATAAGCGGCAAACCCGCCGCTTTTGCTTCGATAAGATATCCATCAGGTTCGTAAGCATAATACAACTCCAATGCCCTGTTCTTGAGTTCAGGGAACTCTAACTTTTCATTTATTGCGTCAAGCAGTATAATATTTGGTACATTCTGACCGTCATCGTTGGGGTGATTAAAGACTCCCCAAGTTGTTATTGCAGAATAATCTGACCTAGCGTTCTTTGTGTGGGCTGTATCTATGGATTGTATAATATAGTCACACACTGGTGGATTAGGCTTGCGCCACTCCTTCCAGTATTCTCTTTTGATAAGCGCACCCTCTTCCGAGGTTGGTTTTTGCTGGTATTGAGCAGACCACTTTGAAACAGGAAGTTCCGCTTTCAGCGCATCAAGTTCTTCCTTACTCCAGAAGTCGGGCCACAAAGGTTCTCCACTTTCATAAAGTGCTGGAAGTTCAATTACTTCCCACTTATCGGAACCTTTACGTTCTTCGGATGATTGGAGTATCTGACCAGTAAGGTCTAGTTCGTGCCACCTCGTCATCACAATGATAATAGCACCACCCGGCTGTAAACGCTGTCTTGGGCCTGATGCATACCATTCGTACACACTATCAAAGTAATCCAAGGATGGACTAATACCAGCAGTTTCTGAATGTGGGTCATCTATTATTAACAAGTCAGCACCGCGACCTGTCATAGCACCACCCACACCGACAGCAAAGTATTCTCCACCGCCAGAAACATCCCATCTTCCAGCGGCTTTTGAGTCCGCCCTAAGGGATATGTTAGGGAAAACCGACTTGAATGCATCGGTGTCGATAAGGTTACGAACCTTTCGACCAAACCTTACAGAGAAGTCTGCGGTGTGAGTTGCCGCAATAATCTTCTTGCTGGGGTCTTTACCAAGCATCCAAGCGGGAAGGAGCCAAGAGGTAAGTTCTGACTTACCATGACGAGGAGCGATGTTGATGATGATTCGCTTCAACTCGCCTTTGGCTACCTTCTCAAACTTCTCCGCCATAATGCGGTGATGCGGACCCTCTATAAAAGAAGGCCACATGGCTCTTACGAAACCAAGGAAGTCGTTCCTCGCACCTTCCACCTTCTTGGCATCTGCCCAGTTGGCTAATGCCTTGCTGACTGCCTCGTAGTGTTGTGGTGGAAGTTTATCTAGGTTTTCTAGTATATTGCGTGCGGACGCTTCCATACATACAAAATATCATGTACTGGTGGCTCAATGCCTATATTTGTTATCGGTTATCACCAGAGCCTGACAGAGTACCCTTCTCTTTACGGACTCGTAGCTTCTCTATATTTGCAATAGCTATAGACTCAAGCCCAAGGTCTAGGTCTGAACAAATCTGTGAGATGTACCAAAGCACATCCCCCAGTTCCTTACGGATTTCCAAACGGTCATCCTGTGTAAACTCTCCACCCTTGTCTCTGATAATCTTTTTAATCTTGTCAGCCACTTCACCAGCCTCTCCAGCCAGCCCAAGTGTTGGGTAGACAACAGCATACTCCTTTGGATATATAGCTGTCTCACGAGACTTCTCTTGATACTTATTAAAATCCATCATCATTTTATTCATCCACCCATAAATCACTTGTATCGTATTCTTCAAAGTTATCTTCAAGTAAATCAAGCCTATCCTTATGGACAGCGGCTTTATCTAACTCACCTTGAACGGCTTCAAGTATATCTGAGTGTTCCCCAATGCCAGCGGGATTACTAAGATATATCTCAATGTTTGCCATATGAAGGGCTACGTTTGCCCTAGCATGTTCCTTTAAAACAGAAACTATCTCTCTTGATGCTGACATCTATCTCTCCTTAATTATCTATTTACTCGTCACCAGTTGTTTTAAATCTATTAAAGCACCAACGCTACGGTGTCCATCCCCGCCCCTAGAATACTTTTTTTGTTTAATGGCATCCTCAACAAGAAGCCTAAGTCGTTCCGTTGGGATAATGATTGTACATATATCTGTGACGAAAGCCCATAACTCCGCCTCAGTTGTTTTGATACCAGAAGGTTTAGCGTTACACTCAAACTCTACATAAACTCTGTTTGTCTTATGTGCTATAAAATCCCGCTTCACCTCTATTGTATCACCTTCAAGAAGTCCCCCCAACCACCTTTCAGCTTCCTGACCTCGTTTCAAATCGTACCGAAAGTCAGTGCAATAAAGCATTACTTCTCCATCTCCTCTATTAGCCAGTTGAGGTAGACCCCACACTTTTTTAAGTCTTGCACCCCGTTTTTGTAGCGGAACCGCCACAGATACTTAATAGAATTACCTTGGCAGTAGAAGGAGAAGCCTTCCGGCCCTAATGCGGCACGGATGGCTTCGATACATTCTATACCCGCCTGATTGTAATGAGATGGATGGTCAACTAAATCATTAGAAGAAGAAGTCTGCATCCTTTCTGCGTTTTGCCTCATCAACTCGTCCTGTTCCCGTAGGTCGTTCAGCTTGGCCTGATACCACCCCACCCTCTTCGGCGGCTCTTCTGTTTTTTTCGATGACAAGTTGACGGCACGAATCTTCCCACTGTCCACCGTGGTGGATTGCCTGACCTGTTCCGAGGTAGACCCATGTGTCGTCACAGGCTCTGAACCAATCTCCGCATCCTTCACACTGGATTTTTTGCGTGTTCGTACTTCTTTTTGAGTTTTTTGCATTACGCTTCCCCTTCACCAACTAACAACTCTCCCTTGTTTCCTCTCAGGGCCGTCTCAGCCCCCATCAAGAACAGTACCCATGCCTGTTCATCCTCTGGTATATCGAACGCTGACAGGTTTGCTATAGCCATAGAGAACCATTTTATCATGCGGTCCTCGTCAAAGTCTACTTCACCGTCCTCGTCTTCCCATATTAATCTATTTTGTGTCTGCATAGGGGGTTGCCTCTTCTCTAATAGGGAGGAAAAAAAGAATTAGCAAAGGACAACCCCCCATCTCCAGCAATGGCCTTTGACCACGCCTCACATTAACTTATCAATGAATCAGGGGTCAACGAAAAATTTACAAAAAATTTTTGACTACTAGGATTCCTTACCCTTTTCCTGCGTTTTAGGGGGTAACGGTCAATGAAAGGGGTTGCCTTTTGTCAGTTTTTGTGGATTATTGGTGTGTAATAGTATGTATAGCGCATGTGCGTGCGCGGCGGCATAGGGGGGGTGGGCGATGGACACCTTTAAATTATGTCGCGCCAAGGTACACCCCGATTTTCTGAGATTGCGTGGCGGCAGAGAAGGTGCGTTGCCGTTCCATAATGCACATTATGCGACATTATCTGCCAATATCCTTATTTATCAAATAGTTGCACCACGTTATCATCCGCTAGTGCGTCCGCAATGGCCTTTTGCAGTTCTGTTTCCGCCTCTTTTGTCGTGATTTTCTGGGTTGTTTCCAGTTTATCTGCCGCAAATGCATCCACCCCTTGCAGTTTACCTATCAATTCCCACGCCCTGACACGGGCGGCAGGGCTTTCTGCCATCTGGGCTTCCGTCAATAGCCCGTCTGTCACACGCTGACGCAGTGAGACCCCCTGCAAGCGTTGCTGTTGCACTATATCAGCGTTTAACTGGTCAATGCGCTGGGTTATGTTGAGGTTGTCCAGCAATCGACACGCTTCTGCCCTGATGCTGGCTGGCTTCATTTTATCAGTGTCATATGCTTCCCTGTAAGCCGCACTGGCATTGCCTTTACTGGACCCATTCACATACGCCTGACAGAATGCTTCCTGCTTTGCGGTCAATCCATGACCCGTGGTGTTCTTTTTACTTGCCATTGTTCTTATCCCTTCCCCTGTATTGTATCATTCCACTATAGGTCAGTGTGGCATTTTCCGCGCCCTTGCAGGGCTTCACGCCTGTCTAAAATTTTTTTGACTTTTTTTTTCATTTACCCCTTGAACATGTCAAACATCTCACTATATCGAGGACACGGGCCACTTTTGGCCCTTGCCCCAAGGCTTCGGGGCTTCGCTATTTGACACTGTGTATCGCGCAAGGCTTCGGCCTTCACTAGTCCGCCCTCTCGCATGTCGGCAGTCGGTTCAGGATTGGCCTAAGGATTGCTCTGGCAATCCATTCCCGTCCCCCGATACTCCGCATGACTGGTCAGGCGTTCTTTAAAGCGCGGCTGTTTCTCATTTGAATATCTTTTTTACTTGCTACACCAGCAACTTGTCACCAGACCCCTTGGACTCGGTCACTGTCATCACGGCGTGTTAGACCCTACGGGAAACGGTCACTGTCTCAGGTGTAACGCTAGACCCACTGGAACTGGTCAATGGTCCGCAGGGCTTTAGTTTGTAGGACTTTCATGCCGTACTATAGCCACTGCCTTCACAGACCCCCAGACAGGGCAGGGTAATCACCCCCGACATACAGCGTTTTTGATACTGAACAGACCCCCGTACAGGGCAGGGCTTCGCCCCAGCTACTTGGCACTATGGATTCACACCCCCAAAACGGGCTGACAAGTTGGCAATACGCAACCCGTATTGTTTGAATTTGAATTGGACAACGCCCGATTAGACGGCGGCGGATGTCCCACTGGTAGACTGACCCACTTAACGGGTTAGCCCTTCGGGGCTGGGCAGTGCTGACTGCCCTATTGCACCAAGCATTCCGCTACCGTGGAACACAATGACACGGTCAGCCGAATTGCATCAGCCAGTGACCAGCCACCCTGTTATGCCAGAGCCTATCAGGCAGGGCAGTCACTGAGGAAAACAGTTTCAGGCGGCAGGGCTTCGGCCCTGTCACCTTGTAAGGGCAAGGTTTTCTCCCTGCCTTGTCCTTACACGGTGAACACCTCACCGCACTTGGAACTGTCAGAAAGGTAACAAAATGGAAAAAACTTTCACTTATATGCGTCACGCAATCATCCGCAAAAATGAAAAAGTCACTCTGAGAATTGGCAGATATATGACTATGGAATTGGCTGACGTTGAGGCCGCTGTCGCGTTCATCGATGACAGTATGCTTCAAAGTCTTAAATCCCACGCCCAGCGGACAATGGACCTCATGGGGGTTGGTAAAGACTGGAAACTGAAGACAATTAATAGTCGTTCAAATGGTGACAGACGAAAGTCTGGCAACAGTGAAGGGTTGCATACAGTGCTTTATAGCTTCTCAATTAGAGAAGAATGCTTCACTGAAATGCTTCACTTCGATGAAATGATGACATATTTGACCGGCCTCAAACATGGGGCTGAAACAACCCTCGCACTTAGAGAGAAGGTAAGCGCATGAAATATTGGTTAGTTGTTAAATTCACTGGTTTTGATGGAAGTCAAAGGCAGGGTGATATCAAAATTTGGTCAGACTACTCTAATTCTGGGCATGTTTATGACAGTCCAGCCTATGAGATTGTCGCACGTTGTGAGACCTTCAAAGAAGCCCAAGCAATAGCGAGGCATGAAGGTGAACACAAAAAGTTGAGAATTGCTTGGCAATTACCAAGTGAAGTGCCAGCATCGAATAAAGCAAAAATCGTTGCTGACTGGAAAAAAAGAAAGGAAATGGTATGAAACTCATTCTGTTTATTCGACTGGTCAAAGAGATATCTTTTGCCTGTCTATGCTGGGGGCTGGCTCATATTGCTGGGTTCCAGATGTTTCAGGGCCAACTGGACTGGGTATGGTGGTCCGCCACTATATGTGGTTGGTGCTATGTTATCTCAGCCTTACAGACTTTGGAAGTTATGGCTGGGGGTTCAGTGCGTAGGCTACTGTAGTCTCCGCCACTCTGTGGCTTGATTATTTCCAATCAGCCATTATCTAGTAAATGTTAGAAGTAGTAAAAGGAATGCAAACACAATGACTACAATCATTCAAAAATCCGCTGTTATCGTTCGCCTTAACATCCGCATGTGCGGCTTTGAGAAGACAGACAAGGACGTATCCAATGAGGTTGCTGACAACAAGTCAGCGGCTGATGATGCTGGGCGTTATGTCAAGAAACTTTTCGCTGGCAACCCTATCCTCAAAGACATCAAGAAAGTGCGCGGCAAGGCCCGTAACGTCAACAAGGCCCAAACACTTCCATACTTGGACGGTCAGGACTTGTTGCCCGTGCCTAACTTTGACAAGCACTCTGAACTGATGACTGATTACAAGGACTTATTTGACGCCTTGTGTGAGGACTTCTTCGCTGAATATGAGACACACAGAGATGCCCAACAGGCGCGGCTGGGTGACTTGTTTGATGCAAGCGAATATCCGCCTGTATCTGTTCTGCGTGGAAAGTTCCAGTTCAATATATCTTATGAGCCACTGTCAGACGGTAACACGTTCGACAAAATGTTTGGCAATGCTGAGATGGAACAGCAGTTGATTGCTGATGCAGAAGCGCAGATGCAATCACGCATTGACGAGGCAATGCATAAACTTTACGAACGTCTGCTGAAAACTGTGGATTGTTTCAACACCGCCATGCGGACATACAAGCCAAAGGCTGGCAAGTCCAAGGCAATGAACACCTTCAAAGATACAATCGTGGGTAACATGGTGGATATCTGTGAAGTTCTGCCTCGCTTAAACCTGACAGGCGATGCTGACCTAGCCAACTACTGTGAACTGGTCAAATCAAAATTGACCAACTATGACGCGGCTGACCTTCGCGAGGATGAAAGTCTCCGCAAAACAGCGGCTGACGAGGCACAGGCTATTCTTGACCAGATGTCAGGGTATGGGATGGCGGCATGACAAACTGCCAGCTAGACATTGAGGAGTGTATTCGTATGAAGACACATGGAGACATTACTGAATGGGTGACTATGCGTAAACGCGCATGGGATGAACACCGAAACATATGCCGTAGGCAGGGGGTAAAACCCCTGCCTTGGGAAACTTTCAAGCGTGTGGTCATGAGGCTGGACGCTTTTCAAGAGATGGTGGACATGGGTGTGCTTCAAGCTAGACGCATCACCGCATCTGCCACCATCATCCCCCTGTTGTCTAACAATACTTGACATTGTAAGTTGTTAGACTTATATCTGTTTTGTCAGTAGGAGAAAAACATGCAAAACACAGAAATGAATATCGCCACCGTGAAGCCTTCTGAATGGAAGGACTTCATCAAAGTCTGCCTATCGGCTGACCTTCCAACTATGACTTGGGGTGCCTCAGGTATTGGCAAGTCAGACGGTCTTCGCCAGATTGCTGAAGAAGAGGGGTACACAGATGTCATCGACATTCGACTGTCGGTGACTGACCCGACTGACCTGAAGGGTATTCCAGTCCCTGATGTTCAGGCTGGGTTCGTGCGCTGGTTGCGTGACCAACGACTTCCGACTGACCCAAAAGCAAAAGTGATTGTTTTGCTTGACGAGGTCAATTCAGGAACACCCATTGAACAGGCAATGGCTTATCAGTTCACTCTCGACAAGGCTATTGGTGACTATGTCCTGCCAGAAAATTGTCGTATTGTGTGCGCTGGTAACCGTGTGTCTGACCGTGGTGTTGTCAACACTATGCCAGCCCCATTACGCAACCGTCTGGTCCATGTAGAGTTGGTGCCTGACGTAGATGACTGGACAACATGGGCCAGTCAGAATGATATCGTGCCTGAATTGGTTGCGTTCGTTCGCTGGAAACAGGACCAGTTGCATCACTTTGAGCCTGAATTTACCGCGTTTCCATCTCCGCGTTCAATCGCAATGCTGTCCAGCATTATGAAGAAGCGTCCATCATCATCACTTGAACATAAACTGGTCGAGGGCTGTTGTGGTCGTGGCTTCGCGATAGAGTTTACTGGGTTCCTGAAAGTGTTCCGCTCACTGCCTGATGTCCAGCGTATCAAGACTGACCCTGACAGTGTCGAGGTTCCGACTGACCCATGTACTCTGTATGCAATGGCTTCCAGCGTGGCCCGTATGGCAGATGCAACCAACATGGACAACGTCATGAAGTACACTAAGCGTTTGGGCCGCGAGTTCCAGATGCTGGTGCTTGGCGATATTGGGGCGCGAGACAAGAACCTGTGCAAAAACAAGTCATTCATCGAAATGAACTGTGACTTGAAGAAACTCGCACAGTCCTAAAGAAAATTTGACGGGGGCATCAACTTGTCCCCGTCATGTGTTATACTCTAGTTGTGAGGTAGAAAATGCAAAACGATATCCAAAACGTAATCGACAAAATCAAAGTCGTCACACTTCTGCATCAGCCATTCTTCGGAACTGGTGCATCTAAACTTGAATGGTCAGTAGACAATGACCTCACCCAGACAGCTTGCACTAATGGCAAGTTCATCAAATTCAATTCAGATTATCTTATGTCCCTAGACCAGCCCAAGCGTATTGGCCTGACTGTTCATGAGGTGATGCATGTATACGGCAAGCACCACCTTCGCCGTGGCAACCGTGACCCTGAACTTTGGAACATTGCTACCGACTTTCAAATCAACTTGTGTATTCAGGATGCTATTGACGCAGAAAAGCAAAGGCGCGGCGGCGTGTCATGTATGGAGTTGCCTGAAGGTGCGTTGCTTGATGACAAATATCGTGGCATGTCGGCAGAAGATATCTATTCCACTCTTGAACAACAGCCGCCCCATATCAATTACAGAAAAACTGGTTCATGTGATGGTGACGGTGATGGGCCAACCTCTGGCAGTTGTTCAGGTGATAAACCAACCGCAGGTAACAAGGCTGGGACAAATTCTAATATTGGTCAGTCATGGGGTGATGTTATCGACAGCCCTGCTGGTTCCGCCGCTGAGATTGCGGATGAGGAACAAGAGATTGAGGTGATGGTCGAACAGGCGCACAACCTTGCCAAGTCTCGCGGCAAGTCATTCGGTGCGGCAGAGGCGTTGGTCAATTCATACAAGAAGCCAACCGTTGACTGGCGTTCAGTCATTCGTGCCATGATGCAGTCAATCAGCAAGGTGGACTATACATACCAGCGTCCACACAAGTACGGTCATCACATTATGTCGTCTGTCGGTGCGTTCATCCCAGACTATCATCGTGAAAACGTGGGCGAGATTGTCCTAGCCATTGACACATCAGCGTCTGTTACTTGGGATGAGGTGCAACAGTATCTGGGTGAATGTCAGTCCATCATGGAAGAACTTCAGCCAGCCAAGGTTCACATCGTTCAGTGTGACGCCCGTGTCCAGCATGTTGATACATTCGACATGGGTCAGCCCTTGTCTATCGACAAGGTGCATGGTCGTGGCGGCACAAACTTCCAGCCAGTGTTTGACTGGGTGGATAACGAGATGGACACCAAGCCAATGGCATTGGTGTACCTGACAGATGGATATGCACCAGCACCATCTGTCCCTGACTATCCAGTGTACTGGGCAGTCACTTCAGAAGAACAAGGTCACCTGTTTGGTGAGGTTGTTTCGGTCAACATCAGTCAGTAGGTAAGGGGGTGATAGCTATATCCTACAAAATTGAAAAGGGCATTCCTTATGAGGATACCCAACCGCATCGCAAGGTATACAAGCGTAAGTCTCGCTTTGATATCTTGAACCAGATGGAACCAAACGATAGCATCGTAGTTTCATCTAAGCGTGAGGCTGGTCTGGCCCGTGCGTTTGCTACACGCAACGGGTTTAAGGTCAAGACTAAGCGCATTGATACACGCAAGTATCGTGTATGGCGTAACGCCGACTAAATAGTATGAGGGGCGAGGATGGGTTCCCA